CGGGCTTCTCCGCAAGCCTCATCCAGTCTCTCGGCGGCGATACCGAGAAAGCCGCAAAGTATGCGGATATGGCAATCACGGATATGTCCGATAACGCCAACAAGATGGGCACGGATATGTCCTCCATTCAGAATGCCTACCAGGGTTTTGCCAAGCAGAACTACACGATGCTCGACAACCTCAAACTGGGCTACGGCGGCACAAAACAGGAAATGGAACGACTGCTTGCCGATGCGGAGAAGATATCCGGCGTCAAGTACGATATCTCTTCCTACGCAGATGTGGTGGAAGCCATCCATGTCATGCAGGAAAGCATGGACATTGCAGGAACGACCGCCAAGGAAGCGGAAGCCACCATTTCCGGCTCTGTCAATGCGCTGAAATCCGCCGTGTCGAACCTCATCGTAGGCTTTGGTGATGCGGACGCTGACATGGAGCTGCTGTGCAACAACATGGTGGATGCCTTCAAGACCGTGGTGGCGAACATCACCCCGGTTATTGAGAACATCGTGGCGGCTCTGCCCACGGCGCTGGATGCCCTGCTGACGGCTGTGGGTGAACTGCTGCCCACACTGCTGGAAGCAGTCACCGAACTGTTCTCACAGGTGCTGGAAACGCTGCTTTCTTTGCTTCCGCAGCTTATCCCGGCGGCGGTGTCCGCGCTCATGACCATCGTGAACACGCTGATTGAGAATCTGCCCCTGCTTATTGACGCGGCGGTTCAGTTGGTGTCCACGCTGGTGACCGGCATTGCGGATGCGCTGCCCACGCTCATTCCGGCAGCGGTGCAGGCTATCGTCACCATCGTACAAGGACTGGTGGACAGCCTGCCGATGCTCCTTGACGCAGCCTTACAACTTATCACAGGACTGGCGCAAGGACTTCTGGACGCAATCCCCGTGTTGATCGCCGCTCTGCCGGAGATCATCAACGGTATCATTACCTTCTTACTGGATTCGATTCCTCAGATCATCGAAACAGGCATTCAGCTTCTGACCTCGCTGGTGACTGCATTGCCGGAGATCATCACGGCAATCGTGGAAGCTATCCCGAAAATCATTGACGGCATTATCAATGCTGTGCTGAATGCGATACCGCTCATTATTCAGGCAGGCATCGACCTGCTGATTTCTCTCATTCAAGCCCTGCCGCAGATCATCACGACTATCGTACAGGCGATTCCGCAGATCATCTCCGGCATTGTCAATGCACTGGTCGGAAACATCGATAAGATCATCATGGCAGGCGTGCAGTTGTTCGTTGCCCTGATTGAAAATCTGCCTACCATCATCGTGGAGATCGTCAAGGCGGTGCCGCAGATCATTGCAGGCATCGTGAAAGCCTTCGGTTCTCTGATGTATAAGATCGTGGAGATCGGCGGCAACATCGTCAAGGGACTGTGGAGCGGCATTACCCAGCTTGCCTCTTGGCTGTGGGATAAGGTGTCCGGGTGGATCTCCTCCATCTGGGATGGAATCTGCGATTTCTTCGGTATCCATTCGCCCTCGAAGGAAATGGCATGGGTCGGTGAAATGCTGGTCAAGGGTCTTGCAGGCTCCATTGACGACAACGGCGATGAAGCGGTCAAAGCCGCGGAAGGAATGGCAGAGGACATCAACGGCGTCATGGGCGACCTTGCTCACGATATGCAGACGGCTCTTCCTACTGACTTCAATGTGAATGGGTCGATTCGTTCTGCCGTGGACGGTGTGGTCGGCAAGGCGGCATCTGCTTTCACCATTGCCCTGAACATTACGAACTTCAACAATTACAGCAGTGAGGATATCCGTCAACTCACCAACGAAGTCATGGAAACGGCGAACCAGTTCGCCCAGCGGAAAGGAGTGGTATTCGCATGACCTATTTTACCTACAACGGCCGCAGTTCCGCTGAGTTCGGTCTGCATATCGAGAAGAAGGACGTGTTCTCCGCACCGGAATACGATGCGGAGTTCATTTCCATTCCCGGCAGGAATGGCGACATCATCAATCCGAACCGCCGCTTTGCCAACATCAAGGTGACCTACACAGTGTTCCTCGCTCGGAAGAATATAGCCGCACTTGCCGCTGTCCTGCGGGACATTAAGGGCTGGCTTTATTCCGAGCCGGACAGATACCACGAAATCACTGACTCCTACGATGCGGAGTATTTCCGCTACGGCGTCATCTCCGGCAGTCTGGACATTGAGGAACAGCTGAACAAGGTCGGCAGTTTTACCGTGACCTTCAACTGCAAGCCCTACAAATACAGTTTTGCGGGACAGGAGGTTTTAGCATCCGGCACCAGAAGGTTGTCTGTAACCAATCCCACCGCTTTCACAAGCAAACCCTACATCAAAATATATGGAGGCGGCACAGTACGGCTTATGATTCAGCCGGAGGGCGAAGGTACGAACCTGTGGACGATTTCAGAGGTCGACGAAACCATCGAAATTGACAGCGAACTTATGAATTGCTTTAAGGATACCACCCTCAAAAATGATACCGTTAACGGCGACGGCTTTCCTATGCTCAAGCCGGGAACGACCACCATCGCCTGTGCAGGAAATGTGCAGCGGATCGAGGTCATTCCGAGGTGGTGCTGTCTGTAAGGTCGCTCCCGATTGTAAGCGGTAGAAAAATTCAAAAAGGTATGGTATAATGTTTTTAAGTGAGGACGACAAATCGGAATTTTTTGTGGAGGTGTTTATATGATATTCCTAAAGGTATTGGCTGTAGTTCTGGGATTGGCCTTCCTTCTGTTTGGATACTTCATTTACTTTAAAAAGAAATACAATCTTATCAACGGTTTTGAGGCGGACTTCAAAGCCGGTCGGAAGAAAGAAGAATACGCAAAGAAAGTGGGAATGGTAGAGTTTGTTGTTGGTATAGTTCTGCTTATCACAGGTGTTGCACTTATTCTGTTTGCCTAATAAATTCCTATTTGTCAATCTACAAGTAACTCATTTTCATTCAACCACCAGGGAGAAATCCCCGGTGGTATTTTTATGCCCGGAAGGAGCTGACAGCCTATGATTCCAGTCCTATACCCGCCCAATGCAACGGATTTTTCCACCTTCGGTCTTGGCGTACTGACGGACACCATTTCCTGCGAAGTGACCGAAGAGCGAAACGGTGTGTTTGAGTGTCTGCTCAAATACCCGGTCAGCGGTCAGCACTACGGGCTAATCACCAAGGAGTGCATCATCAAGGCAAAACCCAACGATACTGCCGCCGACCAGGCGTTCCGCATTTACCGCATCACAAAGCCATTGAACGGCATCGTCACCATCTACGGTCAGCACATCTCCTATGACCTTGCCAATGTGCCGGTGTTGCCTTTTTCGACGGAGAGTCGCTCTCCTCAGCTCATTCTCTCGCAGCTCCTTGCCGGAGATACACGCTTCACGGGCTGGACGGACTACTCGGATGCAAAGGCGTTTTCCGTCACGCAGCCGAAAAGCGTCCGTGCCTGCCTCGGCGGTACGGAAGGCTCCATGCTCTCCAAATGGTACGGCGAGTTTGAGTGGGACAACTTCACGGTAAAGTTCCATTCGCACCGTGGGCAGAAGACCGGCGTGGTCATTGAATACGGCAAGAACCTCACCGCCTTGGAGCAGGACGAGGACAACAGCGGCGTGTATACCGCATTGCTCCCGTATGCCGTATACACGCCGGAAGGCTCGGACACCGAAATGGTGATCACGCTGCCGGAGGTCACGCTCCCCATTGTGACCTCGGAGATCGTCCGGGCGAAAACGCTCATCATGGATTTCTCCGACCAGTTTGACGGAGTTGTGACCGAGGAAGCCCTCCGAGCGAAAGCCAACAGCTACATCAAAGCAAATCCGCTGGGTGCGACCATCCCTACGGTGAAGGTGTCCTTTGAGCCGCTCTGGAAACAGCCGGAGTATTCGGCACTCTTGGAGCGGGTCAATCTCTGTGATACCGTCACCATTCGGCACTCGCTGCTGGGTGTCAGCGTGTCGGCTATGGTCATTGAAACCGTGTACGACACCCTCGCCGAACGATACAAGAGCATTTCTCTCGGTCAAAGCAAGTCCAGCATGATCACCACCATCTCCGAGGTGCAGTCCACGGTCGACAAGGTGGAGTCCACGGTGGGACGCTTTCCAAAGCTGCTCCAAACCGCCATCGGTAAAGCCACCGGACTTATCACCGGTCAGAGCGGCGGCTATGTGGTCATACACACTGCGGAGGAAAACGGACAGCCCTACGAGCTGCTGATTTTGGATGCTCCATCCATTGACGAAGCGGTCAATGTCTGGCGGTGGAATGTGGGCGGTCTTGGCTTCAGTCACAATGGCTACAACGGTCTCTACGAAACCGCCATCACCGCAGACGGACAGATCGTAGCGGACTTCATCACGAGTGGCTCTTTGGTGGCGAATATCATCAAGGCAGGCGTTATCCAGTCTCAGGACGGTTCGTCCTATTGGGATTTGGAGAGCGGCGAGGTGGTGCTTCGAGCCTATGTTTCAACCGATGAATTTGCGGAGAAAAGTGCGTATTTTCAGCAGAACGTGGATGGCCTGAACAGCTATGTGGCAAATCTCACCGAAACGCTGGAGACAGTCTCCAATGACCAGGGTGTTCTGGAGGAGCGAGTGCTGAGTTCCGAAAGCAGGATTTCTCAGCTTCAGCAGACGGTGGACGGGCTTTCTGTTACCATGCAGGAACAGTACATCGGCGGTATCAACTATGTGCAGAACTCCTCCGGGCTGAACGGCATCACGGATGATTGGAGCTACTCCGGTACGGTGAAAACCGATGCCTCCACAGACACCCAGAACAACACCATTTCAGACTCCTGCTTTGTGTTGGGAGCCTATTCCTCGTTGTCGCAGTACATCCGAGGGGTAGTCCCCGGCACTTATACGATCTCGGTCCGGGCAAAGAAAACCTCGACCATGTCCGGATATTTCTATGTGACCTACAACGGAAACAAAACCAAGTACCTGTTCAATAAGTCCACGGCGTTTGACTGGACGGATTACTCCGTAACGCTCACGGATGTGACTGACCCCACGCTGCGCATTTACTGCTACTGTCGGGATGCGTCCATTTATCTTGCCGACATCATGATCTCCGAAGGAGCAATTCCCCGAAAGTGGACACCCGCGCCAAACGAAATCTATACGCAGGAGGTCAAGATTGACAAGCGCGGCATCGAGGTATCCAACAGTGCATCGTCTCAGCGGACGGTCATCACGAACACGGAGTTCGCCGGTTACTACAACGATGAGGTGATTTTCACCCTGAACAAGGACGAAACGCAAACCAAGAAAACCACGGTGGACGGCGAACTGACCGTGGGCAAGACGAAGTTCGTTCCCATGCCAACAGCGTCCGATGGGCTGAATATCGTCATTCTGGACTAAAGGAGGCAAGGCTATGGCAATGACGGGCGGCACCGCCTATCTGGTGAAATCCGAAAGAACGAATTACGGCTCCAACAGCTGGACGACCGACCTCTACATCTATGTGAAAGTCATTTCCCAGAATGTAGTCGCAAACACCTCCACCATTGCGCTGGGTATGTATGTCTATTCGAAATACTCCATCGCATGGTCGGACTTCGGCACAAACGGCACTTCCTACATCGGCACATCAACCTCCGGTGCGAACTGCTTCACCTTTACGAACGGTCAGAGCGGCAGCGGCACAAAGTGGCTGGGGG